ATTGTTCTGAATATTAAATAACCTTATCTTTCCGTCCCAATACTTATTCTTATAAGTTGGCATAAACTTTGCACCAGGCACTTCAAAGGTGAAATAGTCTGCTAACTCATAATAAACGTGCGTATCAGATTCTATCTGAAGATGCACTTCATTCTTTTTTGATATTATCAAATGCGACATAACATCGATCAATATCAATTATTTAGTTGTGTTTTGTAAACCTACTTTACATTTGGATTACTATAATATTTAAAGTCACTTAAACCACCAGGACCTTCTGACCTTGACTTTATTTTATTATTATTATCTTTAAAAAATTTTTTAACTTCTGGTTCTTTATAATATTGATCTCTCTCTTTGCCAGGCTTATCTAATATGTTGTTTGGGTATTTGTTTCCACTTTTAAGTTTATGAATTGGTGGATTGTGACCATAATCATATGGTCCAACTGTTTGTTTTCCTTTTTCATCTATGAAGGGATTTTTAGATTGATCCTCCATAAATTGTTGAAATGTTTTCATTACAGTCATTATCCAACAATTGTATCAAACCAATCCTGACTCATACCTGAGATAATTTTATCAGCAGAATCAGCATCTACAGCATACTTTTCATCAATTAGATGTTGCTTTACTTTCTCGTAATTCTCGTGAATCTTCTTTGTTTCTCTTGGAGTTGGCTTCATTGTATTAGTAAATCTACTAAGTTATTTATTAACTAAATTGTTTCCGTCTAGAGTGATGTACTCAAATAAAGAGATATTTCCAGCAACTATTAATCTCTCACCATCCTCCTCTTCGACCTTATCTACACCATGTACTCTCCAAGGTGGATAGACATAAAAATGTCCAGTATCTTGTTTACCAGCATAATTTTTTTCAAAATTATCATTCAAAAAATAAAAACATTTATTATTTGAAGGTTTTATAATATGATTGAAACTAATAATTTCAGTGCCATAAAAATGATCATGAGGTTCATGACCGAGTGTTTTGTTGTTATAATATTGAGCCCATATTTCAAATCCATATTTACATCTTTTAAACATTCCAATATCTTTCATCATCTTTTCTATGATGTCAGAGTAGAATTCCATCAAACCATCAACTTTAGTAAAATGTTTTAAATCAGTATAAGTCGTTACTAAAGTATTGACATCATTAACACTCATAGATTTGACTAATCTATCCTGTAGATAAGATGGCATTTCTATGTGAGATTCCCAAATAAACATTAGTTATAACCTGCTTGAAACTTATTCCATTCAATTGCATTCTTAATTTGGTAAGTTCGTCCAGATATATTTCTAATAATTTCTTCTAAAAATTTAAGCATAGTATCATAATATTTGATTTTCATATCAACTTTATTCATTTTATCATCAGCTTCAAGATGTCTTTGGATTGCATCTTTCTCACGAACCTTATAGGGAAATGGTTCTTCTGCATACACCTCTGCTGTTGCTTTACCTGTGTAATAATTATATCTTTCTAATCTGACTTTACTATATTGTTCCCTTGCCTTCTCTCTTAACAAAGTAATTGTATTGTAAAGTGTATAATACTTTGAGTGAAGTTGTGGTATTTTTAATGATTCATCATGTAAATTATCAGGGTCGATACGAGAATCTCTTTCCCACATCTCCTGAATTTGTTCAAGATTCATGTAGTGCTGCTTGTTATCTTATATACAGTATACTTGAAAGTTGCCTCTGCTGTAAAGTACTGAACGTCAGTATTAGTTGCATCAAAATCGAGTGAAGTTAATGATGTTGGAAATAAATCATTAAACTGTACCTTTGCAACTTCACGAAAATTACTATTAAGTATTCTTAAAGTTCCATCACAGAAAGCTTCTTTTGGATCTCTTATACCATCTACGTCTGTAGTAATATCTTCAAACTGTTTTGCTGTTTCTGGGAAACCAAGTCCTCTCAACCATGTATAGATTGAAATATAGTTCTCCATATTTTCATCAACTAGAAAACGAAGTGTGAAGTCACCAAAGGTTAGTCTTTCTCCAGGTACATCTATATTTTTTAGGTATGATGCTTGCGTTGCAAGTTCAAGGTTCAACTCTGGTATTCTAGCAGAATTAGAGAAAAAGTCAACCTTCGGAAACTTTGCCAAATTAAATTTGAACGCTACTCCTGATAGAAAATTTCTATTTGCTATTTGTTTTCCGAATGCCGAACTAGTCATTATCTTTTTGATTATTTATGGTCAGTAAAAACAATTCCTTGTAAATGGTCAAATTCATGTAAAAATATTCTTGCTGCCATACCACTTAATTTTATTTTATGATCTTTTTTATCTTCGTCTTCATATTTAACAACAATTCTATCTGGTCTTTGAATGTTTATAATCTCATCAGGAAAGGATAAACATCCTTCTTCACACCAAACTTCATCATCATATCTTTTGATAATACGAGGATTAAAACATACAACAACATCTTCAGTCTCTATATCTCTCATCATTGCAAAAGCTCTAGCATCTATTCCAATCTGATTAGCAGATAAACCAACACCATCATAATGGTGCATATTTTCAATTAAAGTTTTTGCTAAAAAATGACGGTCTAAATCAACACCACAAGGTTTTACCCTCTGACGTAATATTTTATCGTCTGATTTAACTAGTTCTCTTATCATCTTTTCTTGGGTTGTCTAAGAACCAAGAGGGACCTTCCATACTAACATTTATGTAAACTGTTTTTGCGTAATGCAATCCACGATAACACATAAAAGCAAAAACTTCATCCACATCATGCTTATCCTCGTCCCACTCTGGTGCTTGCCCCCTGCCTAGTAGGTGTAGCATGACCAAATTATATGTTTACAAATATTTATATATCAGCATATGCAGACAAAAAAAGAGACCCCCGAAGGAGTCTCTGAGTATCTCGAACGAGATATTTATTACATAAGGTTAG